ATGCTCTCTATACAGAGTTAAGCAGAATCCTGCGCAAAGTTCAAGATCCAGCTGAACAAGCAAAGATTAATGAAATTGTTGAAATGGCTAAAACTGAAGCTCTCCTATCTGAGAAACAAAAGTTACCTCCAGTCCCGTTTCCTAGTTCAATTCCTGCCACTCCTGTTAAACTTGAAGAACCCGTTGCTAATGTTGCCCAAACAGATATTGATGCAGTCCTAAAAGGGTCATACCCATTCCCTAAGTTTTCAAACAATGATATGATGAAAATAACAGGGATTGCTGGAAAATTAGCAAGTGACCCACTGGTTATTAAGAAAGCCCTAAACATGACCCAAATCCGCGATCTAGCGAAATTTAAATATTTACAAGCCAAGTCTCGTTCTATGGGTGGTCGTAAAAAGACCTACCGCAAGAAGAGAGTGCTACGTAAAACGCGAAAAATGCGCCGCGTGTAAATTCTTTTTGTAGGAATAAGATGAACTTTAATATCAAGAAATTTAACATTGAAACCATTCGAGATCGGTGTGAGATCGATTCGCGAAAATCTCCAATGATTGTTGTGATTGGAAAGAAAGATACGGGGAAATCGTTCTTAGTGAAGGATATCCTTTACAATACTCAAAATTGTTTTCCAGTAGGGACTGTAATTTCGGGTACAGAAGTTGCCAATGAGTTTTTCCAGCACATGGTTCCTTCTAAGCTGATTCACGACAAGTACAAGCCTGACATTGTAATGAATACAATCAAACGTCAGCTTGCTGTAAAGACTCATCGCAATCAAGATAAGAATAAGAGTGGTGGAAACTCAAACGTAGATCCTCGTGCGTTCCTGATCCTCGACGACTGTCTGTACGATGCAACGTGGATTCGTGAAGAATCAACTCGTTACGTATTTATGAACGGTCGACACATTGATTTGATGACGATCATTACTATGCAGTATCCGCTCGGCATTACCCCCAATTTGCGAACCAACGTTGATTTTATATTTATTCTGCGCGAGACTATGATCAATAACCGTAAGCGTATTTACGACAATTACGCAGGTATGTTTCCCACATTTGAAATGTTCTGCCAATTCATGGACCAATGTACTGAAAATTATGAGTGCCTAGTAATTTGCAACGGTGTATCCTCGAACAAATTGGAAGATCAGGTGTTTTGGTACAAAGCATCTGAGCATCCGCCGTTTAAGTTATGTGATGATACACTGTGGGTAGACAACAAACCCTTCAGCAGTGCTATGCTGGCACAGGATGAATTTGATCCCCTGGCAATGAAGAAAAAGAACAACAGCCCCTGGGTTCATGTAAAAAAGAGTAATTAAAACGGATTTTTGTAAACCAAACTCATGAATTTCAAGCAAGCTGTATACAGGCTTGCTGGATTGACAGATTTGCGACTATTTGGTAAATAGAAAGGAGACGTCTTGGAGAACATGGAGGTGTTCACAATATACTGCGAAGGAGGGGCAGTATAAGGCTAGAGCTTTAGCGAGGAAGAGCTCTTACGTTGTGCATAAGGATGGGATGTACGACTCAGACAATTAGCGGGCCCGCTAATTTTTTGATTTAAAGATCACGAGGCGCACCACCTTCCGCGGGGTGGACATTGGTGGCAATTGCATCAGAAAGCTCCTGAGTATCAGCAGCGCCTGTATCTTTCTTCTCATCTTCAACTGCCTTCTGCTGACGCTTCTTGTTCTCCTCACGCTGGGCTCTGATCTTTTCAGCCTTCTCTTCCTCGAAGAAGATATCACGATTGACCTCGTTCTCCTTGTACTTGCGCATGAGCTCGTTGAGCTCCTTCTCGGCATACTCAACTTCAGGCATCATGTGCTCAGACGGATCCCAGGGGAGCCACGCACCAACCTTACCGATGTAGAGATTGTCGTGGGGGTAGCGCTTCTGCATGACTCGGGCAAACGTTTGGCACTCCTCAAGATTTCCAAAGACGCGACGAACCTTGACACCGCGAACATTGGTGTGAAACTCAACCTTCTCACTAAACTGACTCTCAAGATCCTTTTCGTTCTTGAGGAGGAAAACCTGCCACTTCTCGTGGACATCGGTCTTGCGAATAGACTCATTGTGAACCTTACGGAAATCCTCGAGATCCTTGAAAAGATCATCGACCTTCAGGTTGTACTTCTTCGCAAGGAAGGCCACATAATTGTTCATTCCTTCAATCTTCCAATCATACTCAAGCCACTCAATAAACTTCTCATTCATAAACTGTTCCTTCTGCTTGATCACCTTTTCGGGAGAGATAAAGGAGATGATGCAGTAGCGCTGAGTGGGAATTTCGGGGTCCTCTTCGAGGTAATCAATGACCTCACCATTGTCTTCAGTCTTCGGTAGAGTTTCACGGGGCATTTATGAATAGTACAGGTTGTATCTTAAAATAGTTTACGAACGACTTTTGCGTCCACCTACTGTAACTCCAGTTACTGGTGTTCCATCTTTATTCTTGACCTTGTCAAGTGCTTCTTTTAAGTGAATATTTGTGAATTCACCAGCCTTTGCAGCTTCATCAATAACAGGCCAGGCATCTCTCACAATCGACATATTATCGAAATCGGGGTTCTTGGACTTAATCTCCTTTACAATTGCACGGAACTTGTCTTTGTATTGTCCAATATCATCCGACGATATCTTTTCCTCGGGTTCAGCACGTGTTACTTCTTTTATCGCATCTTGAAGAGGTTTGACAATTGTATCCTTTACAACAGACTGAGCAGGTCTTACAGTTTGGACAATTGGGGACACCCACTCACCCTGAATGAGATCGATCAGGAAAAATCCACGAATTAGGAAGTTGAGAGTTACGAATACATAGGCAGCGATCGATTCGGGTTTGCGATCAGCATACGATGTTAGGTAAATTTCAAGAATCATTCCACCTACAAGCAGAACAATGATTAAAAGTTTGTAGGATGCGCTGAATGAACTAGTGGATGTCAAGTATAATAAAAACATAACGGTCAACCCGTTCAATACTTGAGAGGGTATGATGTATTTTTCCTCCATCGTTTTATCACTGAGTTCACTGGCCTGGAAAATTCCAAAACCAGTTAATACAGTTCCAAACATAAAAAACACAAACGTTATCAGGCTTACCATGTTTTTCGCAAAATCAGCCATTTGTTACTTTAGTATTGGGAATACATTTCATCTAAAACGGAATAGTTAAAGAGGAACCTTTTGAATATTAAAATGGAGAAGACTTGTGAAGTATGTCTCAAAGAAGAAGAGCATAAACAGTTTGTTTCAACAGTTAAAATCTTAAATTTAGAAAAGAAGAAATGGCGAATTTGTGATATGTGCTATAGACATCTTACGGGACGAAAATATATAATTCATTATTTGGAATCCGAACTTCCCAGTGGAGAATTTGATAAAAATTATCAAGAATTTAAATGTGTAAAACCGTTTGAGTATTACGAAAAGGTAAAAAATACTGTTAAACCTATACAGTAGTATTGGGACTGCATTTTCCAATTCCTAAAGTTTGTTGCATCATAATTGGGGCTTTACATCCTACACACGGACACTGCTGATGTTCAAAACCTAATATATGTCCAATTTCATGTGATACCATATATTGTCGATAATCGTCTAATGACAGTTTACTTGCCTTGGAACCATGAAACCAGCGATCTGCATTAAGATACATGTTTTTTCCATGAAGTTCTGCACAGGATAAATTGTTTGGAAGTCCACATTCGCTTTCAACTGTGGATGGAGACGCTAAACGAATTAAAACATCTTCATTAAAATGCACGGGTTCAAAGAAGTACCCTTTCGAAGACCATCCATTTGGATCATTTAAATATGCAGTAACGTAAAATTCAATTTGAGCTGGAAATCGTATGTTGTACTTGATTCGAACATCGTCATCCACAAGCACTCGGATTTTATAATGATGTTTCATTATCTACTTTAAGTATAAAATGGCATCGGTTCAAACTACTGGTATTGTTGTTCTTGCTGCATTCTTACTTGCACCCGGAGTTCTGCTTTCAATCCCTCCGGGTCCCAATAAAAAGTGGTTTCTCGGAGGGCAAGTAACTTGGACAAACGCGATTGTTCATGCTCTCGTGATTGGCGCAATAGTATATTACTTTGCTCAATAATTTCTCTATAGAGACTTATAAAATGCCGGAAGCTAAAACTGTTGCCCCTGGACTTGATATGGGTGATATCTTCTCTCGTGTTGTGAAGTATGCCTTTGAAGGCCTCGCTGTTGCGATCGCGGCCTACGTTCTCCCTGGAAAGACTCTTAAGATGTCTGAAATCGGCATGATCGCGGTCACTGCTCTTGCCACATTTGCCATCCTTGACATCTATGCCCCTAGTGTTGGGGCCTCTGCTCGCACGGGTGCTGGCTTTGGTGTCGGCGCTGGTCTTGTTGGTTTCCCTGCGTAAATCCACATATAGATCTAACTTTTCCTCTTTGAATAAACGTTTTCCCACATTTACAAACACAAAACAGCCCCTTAAGTGTAGTCTTACAACTAAGGCATTGTATTTCCATTTAGTTCTTCACGTATAAATTTACCTAATGAAGGAGAAGATCCCAAAAGCATTGCGAGAACAAGTTTGGGTTTCTCACGTGGGTAAAAAATTTGAAAGCAAGTGTGTAGTTCGCTGGTGCAAAAATAGGATTACCGTTTTTGATTTCCAAAGTGGTCACAACATCCCCGAAAGCAAAGGAGGAGCTACTGACATATCAAATTTGCGACCTATCTGTTCACGCTGCAACTCGTCTATGAACGATACGTATACAATTGATGAGTGGGAAGAGCTTAGCAAGCCCACTTCAAAATGGAAACTATTTATGCAGAAGTATAACTGTTTTAAAAAATGCAAGCCGTCCGCTACGAAGGAAAATGGTACAAAATCGTGCCAAAGTCCTACGAACCGGAACGTCAAACATTCGAAATTGCATGGCATCTTATCCGCGAACCACTTGTTGCCAAAGAAGAAGCGTACAGGAGGTGGTTCAAAATTGAACAAGAAAACGTGAAAGTTTTGTATCCGTCGTTTCGTAAAGATGAGCCTAAGTAGCATCGGACTTACAATTGGACTAGTTCTAATCACAACTGTTGCAGCTTTTTTAATTTATTACCTAGTTTGGGGGATAGTTCCAGGGGCTAGTGTAATGTCTGTAACAGAGCCTCCTATTCAGGCAAATGGGCTGGACGACAAGCAAGCTAAGTTCATGTTTTTTTACACAACTTGGTGTCCATGGTCCAAAAAGGCTCAGCAGCCCTGGGCATCCCTCAAAGAAGTTCACAAAAATACACCCAAAACGTATGGAGGAACGACTGTACTGTTTGAAGAAGTGAATGCTGAAAATGAGAAAGGCAAAGCTGCCCTCTACGGAATTAAAGGATACCCCACGTTCAAACTTGAAACCAAAGACAAAGTTTATGAAATGCTAGGAAAGCCCAGCGTCGCTTCTTTCCGTGCTTTTCTCATCACCGTTCTTGGCAAGGAATCGGCGTAATTGAACCCTGCCCGTTTCTAAAATTTCGTCGACATTTACTTCATCAATAAGAGTTGTGCTGAACAGTTTGGGATGAAACAGGGATACTGTAGAATGATCTTTTTGTGCGTTATAAAACTGGGTCATTGTCATCAAATACAGATTTCCAATGTACTCCAGCGGTGATATACTTTCGATATTGTCGGGGGTCATTATTTTTGCATTCTGTTTCTTCAAATTCAGGATCAGTGTTGTATCATCTTTTGGAACTAATTTTGAAATTGCAGGGCTAAACATGTCTCCGTCCACATAAAGTTGATCATAAAGTGCCTGAGGACGAAACACGCCAGGAATACAGCAAGAACATCTCAGGGCAGATAGGACAGAAATGTCATTCGAAAACAAGGTTGGTATTCCTTTTGTGATGTTTGAGGATACAATGTACAAAGGCATTTGTGCGTCTTTCAGCAATTTGCCTTTTATTTCCAATCCCGCTTCTTGAAAAAAATCGATCAGCAGCTGCTCAAAGGCGTCCATTTCATACATTCCTTTTGTGGACAACGATTTTGCCATTTGAGCAAAATTTGGTTTGGGAGCTATCTTGTCAAACACCAAATACTTCTTTAAAAGAGGTATTGTATTTTCAATAGGAAGACCAAATGCGACATATGTAGCAAGAATAGAGCCAATTGAAGATCCATAAATTCCATCCGGAAAAAATAGCGGTTGTCTGCTTGAAAGTTCTTGAAGAGCCCCAATGTGGAGAATGCCCTTTGCTCCTCCGCCGCCCAATGCGAGTCTGCGAAATACAACAGACATTCTTGTATTAGAATAAGTTAGAATGCTGAGAGCACGTGACGTATGGGATGAACAAGAAGAACGAAAGAACAATCGTATGGCCGCCATGGGTCCTGTAATTGCCCAAATTGAGGCAAAAATTCGTCAGCAGGCCGTTCACAATTCAAATGCTCCTTACATTTTGTTTGAAGTTCCAACGTTTGTATTCGGGTATCCACTTTATTCACTAAAAGAAGCATTGGAATACTTGGTTACCGAATTTGCAAGAGCAGGATATTGGATTTGGGTTGTTGATACAAAGTACTTATTTATTTCGTGGTTGAAACCCGTGAAAACTCGAGATTTGGGAAAACCCATTCTTGCAACGAATTATCGACCCATGGTTTATGATCCATCAACACTAGCATTCATGAACAACTCTTCATAAAATTAGTTTTAATCTACAACTTTAAACGAGAAGAAAATGGATTAGTCGACCGAATGAGGTATACCGCTCCATAAAATGACGACACGCGGTATAATTTCTATTCGGCATAAAGGCAAATATTACGTATGGTTTGAAGAATATTCTGCATTTATCGAAGATTTAGGTGTTCAACTTGTCCTTCAATGGAGAAAGCTGACGTCCGAAGATATTGAAAAACTCAAACAAAATTTGGAAACAATTGAATCTCGATGGCGTTCTATGATAGATTATAGGATCTTTTCAAGCTTTAAGTATTTGGTTTCAAACGTTAGACCAGAAACAATCCAAGATACTCCTCCAGTGCTTGATTTGATCATTTACTATGTTTATATCATCGATTTGGACAAAAATTTATTTAAGATTATTTGTGACGAATGCAAACCTACATTTCGTCTTGATAAGGTTGACTTAAAACATCTTAACGAGTTTCGCTGTGACATTCGTGACGATCATGCATAAAATGGATTCCTGAATTTTGAATAAACGTTTTTTAAATCAAAATGGGAACTAGTGGATATTACGTTATTCGTTACAAGTCAACCTATTACGCTTGGTACAACAAACATGATTCAGACATTGATGCACTTGGAATTAAAGTTGTAGCAGACTGGCTAAGTTTGACTCCGGAAGATATCGAGGAAATCAAAAAGAATTTGAAAACTATCGAAGATAGAGAACCCGAATTGATTGATGACGATAATTTCAACGGATACAAATATGCAGCTTCCACCGTGAGACCCGAACACGTTCAAATGCATGAACCGAGTTTGGAGTTGTATATCGAGTTTGTCTACATCGTGGACTTGGACAAAAACAAGTTTAAGGTAAAGTATTATGACGATGATGATGAAGTAAGCAATAGTAGGTGCCGTCTTGACAAGCTATCCAAAGAGTTTATCGAAGAACTGCTTGAAGATTAAAATGGATTAATCCTTAAAAGATACCAAATTTTTCAATGAAATGAGTTTATGTATATTATGTACACTTATATTTGTAGGAGCAGCTGCTTTTCCGGTTGGATTGTGGCTAATTATTACACAATCAAAAAATGAAATACTGGAAAGCATCGGATTCTTGTTTACTATATTTGGCTTGTTTACTTGGGGGGCGTGTATTATAGGTAGATTTTCATGGGGCACAGATCCCGTAGAACCCGAAAAACCCAACCAAGACGAAGATCCAATTCAAGTAGAAATGCTCTAAAACGAATTTTTTAAGGTTTGTGATCTAAATTGTACTTGAAATGATGGAAGTATCATTTGCAAAGAGATATGTTAACGCATGCAACGTATTTATGCGTGTTGCTAAAACTGTCTTTACATCTGCAATTGTTCTAGTTTCTCCAATTATGATAATTTTGTCTTTCACGCTTGATGCCGATGAAAAACTTCGCAAAACATTCCTACTAATTGGATTACTGATTGGTGTATCTCTTATTCTTGCGTATTGTCTTGCATACGCAGCAAACAAATACAATACGGCTGTTGAAACTATTAAAAAAGCAGAAGAACAAGTTGTATAAAAATGGATTACATTTAGTATATACTTTTTGATATCGAAAAGATGCTTGCAGCAGCTTATGTTTGTTGCGGAATCCGGTATGTCCTGTGTGTAATTATATTATTGTCATTGTTTGCAGCATTGCCCATTGGAATTTGGCGCTTGACAATTGCTGAGGATGGCAAAGATGTTGCTGGAATTATTCTTACATGTTTCGGAGCTGTTGCATGGACAATACCCTGTTGTATGATTATGGAGGAATCTGAACATATTGTTGAAAAACATCAAAGGATATTGCGTGCTCAAATTAAACCGACTCTCAATACATCGCCTATGATTGAAGAAAAGCCTGTAGAAACTGTATAAAGTAAAATACAAATGAAGTCAACTTATTTTTGGTTGGTTGTATATGTTCTAATTATCGTTGCATTTGAAACATCAGCGATGACTTGTTTCAAGAAGTCGGTTGATAATTGGAGATGGTTCTTTT